ACACCACCAAAACGACCGGCGAAACCTTGACCTTTGATAGCCAACATATCTTCGGTAGCTGGTGAGAATGCTAGAGCGTTATTTGACTCACTACGAAGAGAATCACGAAGATCACTCAACTGTTGTGGATGGAGTACACAATAAAACTCACCATCATTGGCGGTGGACTCCAATTGGAACATAGCGTCATAGAAGTCATCAACACTCATGTCCACACCACTGGTTCCAACTTGATTGGTAGCAGCTGCAAATGTTGCGGTGATGATACCGTTGATTCGTGCTTCAGCACTCATCGCCATTTTTTGAGCCAATGAAAATGGGTCGATGTCCATTCCCAGTCCGGTCAAAGCGGCCAAATCGGTGATGTCATAACGTAGAGCACTACGACCAACAGTGATGTCCACCACTGATGGAGTCAATGTTGATTCTCCAACTTCAGCGCCATCGCTAGCCGCGGCGAAAGGTGTGGCCGCTCCCCAGTTTGCGTATCTCATTCTCATGGATTTTGAGCCGATCCCAGCGACGTCCCCAGCGAAAAGGAGCGCTCCAGATTGACGGATTGAGGCCATATCGGCCAAAATTGCTCGGACTTCATTTTCAATCATAGCGGCCAAACGGAGGTCACCTAATTGAGCGTAATCTGTAATTGCCATTTTTTATCTCACAGTTTATTTGGTTTTTGGTTTTGTTTGGATGGATTCGGATTTTTTACGCTGTTGACGGTTGCGAACCTATCCGACATAACCAACTCCCATCATCCACCCTCGGTGGTGATATGTGGTTGTGTGTAGTATACCCATTTTTATGATATGGTGTTATCACAATGACACCACATGTCATTTTCACATCAAAGGGAGTCCATCATGGCCACAATCGACTTGTCAACCGTCAACACATATCCAAAATTCAAAACCATCAACATCAACGCCACCGCGTCCAAAATCATCATCCCAAACGGAGCCACTGACATCTCCATTGGATCTCCAGCTGCTCTCCATTGTGGCAATGATGGCGATGATGGAGACTCATTTGGATCTGGTGGGATTGAGGACTATGTTTTTATCCCAGCCAATAATCTTTTGGAGATACCCATGGAGATTGGACGTCAATCAAATCGAGTTCTATTGGTGGCCACTCAATCCGGATCATCAACTCTCCATCTCGTCATCAATCGCTCGAAGTAAAAACAAAAGGAGCCACCCAAAATGAGTGGCTCCAAATGTTGTATGGGATTTGAGGGGTTTAGACACTTACAGCAATGTCCACACCAGTCAAGTTGATTGTGGAAGTTACAGCCACTTGAGAAGTACTGACATAAACAACCTTGAGATCAATGGCCTCACTATTGGAATCCATAGCGGACACATGAACCAACTTTTTACCCAATGAATGAGTCAAAGTCAACGCGGTGTTTGCTGTGAGAGATTGGTTTGAAAACTCTTTACGGAGTTCAGACAAACGTAGAGAAAACTCACCAGCGCTGTAGTTGATCAATTCATCAGTGTTTGATGATACTCCAACATCCGCTTGGACACGAGCTGTGGTGTACCATTTGTTTGTCGCTCCAACCAATTCGGTGATGTCGTCAGTGTTGGCATCCAAAGAAAACTCACCACCGCCGTCCCATGAGAGACCTTGACCAGCTGAAAACTCATTGAATACACCAGACAACGCCACACTCAAAACACCATTGGTATCTTTTGAGAGGAGTTGGATGTCATTGGTCAAAGTTGCCACTGATAGCGCGTTTCGTGCGCGAGCGTCGGTGAAGTAGAGGTTTGTGCCTTCAGCCACATCACCAGTATCACCAGAAAATGAGATTTGTCCAGCGTTATAAGTGATCGCGGTTCCACCACTCAAATGAGCGTCAACCAATGAATCAGCATAAAACTTGTTTGTAGCTCCAGCCGATTGAGTGATGTCATCAGTATTGGCGGCCAAAGTGAATACACCATTTGAGTATGATAGACCCTGACCAGCTGCCAAATAACCATCCACCAAACTATCCGAATAGAATAGGTTGCTCGATCCTTCAGTGATTTGATCGGATGTGGCGTTGAGTGAGAATTGACCAGCACTGTAAGCCAATCCAGTCCCAGCAGAAAAGAACGCTTGGATCTCGGCTTGGTCCGCTGTAAATTCACCCGTTGTGGCGTTGTAATTGATACCACTGGAAGCGCTCAATTTGGCTCGGATTTGTGCATCACTCAAACCACTGTTGATGAGTTCCCAATCGTCACCAGTTCCAGCCGATCCACCATTGTGGATGTATGACTCTACTGGAGAAGTTTGAGCCAAAAATACAATGTCACCCTCTTGGAAGTTTGATCCAGTGTAAACATTGGAGATGAAGTTGGCAAATGATGATTGTGTATTGTCAACGGTCACATCCGTGACGGTCAATGGCTTGACCTTCAATTTGTTGACACCACCATCTTGGACCACTTCAATGTAATTAGCCGAATCGGCATGGATACCATTGAGGACATTTTGATGGAGATACCCACGTGTTACTAGATGTGCATCGTCTGAGACTGTTCCGTTTTGTTTGATGACGCCTTCAGCGATGATTTCGGGCGCTAAAAATCTTTGAGCCATGGTTAAAACCTCGGTTTGTAGTTAACTATTGGACCCATCTTGGATGAGTCAACGGTAGTATATCACCCCAGTCTCAACCGTCTCGAAAATGACAGTAAATGTCAATAGATTGTTATAGTGGATCTCTCCATAGACCTCAACACCATCCACCACGATCCAGACATTTGGAGTGTATCCCAATCCATGAGTCACAGTGATGGAGGTTTGATTTGTGAAGTCAAAGCGGTTTGGAACACCAGCTCCATCCGAATATAAAAACGTCGCCATCTCTCACCTCAAAATTTGTGTGGAGTTTGACCGAGTCGACTGTAATAGGCCTCTCGAATCGCCTCACGGTTTTGAGCGTAAAATGTTGGATCGGTGGCTCGACTCAACAAATCATTTGGAGCCGCTGTGGCTTGACTTTGGACACCACGATTGGAGGATGGTGGTTGTGGAGTTGGTTGTGTTGATTGGAGTGGCTGTGATGGCTGTGGAGGCTCGTTTGGAGTCGTCTCCATTTGTGTATCCACTTGAGACTCAAAGAATGGTCTCAACGTGCTTGGAGCGGTCGTGGGATCGCTTTTGATTTGTTCCAACCATTGTCCCAAATCGACTCTATCCTTTTTGGCAAGATTGGCCATTGCTCGATCATATTGCCACTCCACCATATCTCGGACATCACCATCATTGATCCCAAACTGGGAGATGGTCGTGTGGCGATCATATCGAGATTGTGACGTTTGGAGTTCGGTTTGAAGTTTCTCCACTTGATTTGTGAGGTTGTCCACCAATCCCATTTTGGATCGTGCCTCATCCAACTCACTCTCATATTGTCCCAGCTTGGACTCGGTTTGAGCTAGCCGCTCGGAATACTTCGCTATACGTTGACGGACTATCTCATCAACATGGTCCTTTTGGATGTATTCAACACCCTCGATGATCTTTGTTTTACTCATGGTTTATCCCTTTGATGGTTGATTAAAATGTGAGATTCTCTTGTTGGATCTTGAGTAACATCTTTTTGGCGTCGATGTCGTCAAGGTCTGGATGGAGGATTTTGATGGCGTCCACTTTGGAGATGAGACCGGCGGCCAATAGTGCCAACATATTCTCTCTTTGCTCTTTGGACTCCTGTGGTGAGAGTGGGATGGCGTGGTATTCGATTCGATACCCATCCTCTGGATATGATGTCCCTAAATAGCGATTGGCAATTTTGGCGCTGATCTCCAATGTCTGGATGTCTGCAATCCGGAAGGAGGGAGCAAACTTTCGTTGAGCTTCTCTCAATGATGATCTCGAGATGGCGATGGCGTATCCACTCCGTGGATCTCCACTCATCTTTTGGACATCCGCTGGATTGATACCGGCGTAAGTTGCCAACCGTCTCTCATAGACCGTGATAGCCTCCAACATTTGTGAGACATCTCCACCGGCTTGGAATTGTCCGATTTGTGGATTTTGGCCGGCCATGAGGTCCGGATCTGGAGAAAAGACCAAAATGGAAGCTGGATCGGTGGCAATAGCCGCGCGGCGTGACTCGAGATTGTTGTCCAATACATCCATCCCAGCTGGCATGGCTCCCATGATCCACCGCTGTGGGTGGCTA